TCGTATTGCAAGGTATAAATATCATTTGCGCACAAGTTCAGCTACAATTATACCAATGGTGACCGGTTCAGTGTCCAATATGGGTGATGTTCCGATTAACAACGGTTATGAAGGTATGAATGAATTAGCATATGAGGGTGAATTTTATGAGTATGCTAATACGGCTGTTTGTAATGATTTTCCAAACACCACAGTTTATAATTCATCAACAACCGGCGGTTATGTAAACCGATTCAGATTTGATTTTTATGACTTTAACGGGACAGCGGTCAATTATGACACAGAAGATGAGTTATTATTGATTTATTGTTTCGATGATGATGACCCGACATATGATGATATGTTAAACAATTTCAGTTTTTCGGAAGACATTGAACCGGTAACAGAGGATTGGACACCGACAAAACGTGGTTATCAGCATTGGTGGATTAAAAATGGCAATACAACTTTGCCGTATTTAAAAAACTGGCAACGCATATACAACCCATATAAAATTTACATCGGTGATGAACCAGTAGAAAACATATATCGGGGTAGTACACAAATTAACACTGTATATGTGGGAAATACAAAATTATAACGACAATCTGACATTACCTTAAAATTGAGATATATACTCCGTGAACGGGCAGTTAATTAACTTTAGCTGTCCGTTTCATCATTTTACGTAAACTATTGTTTCTAAGTTTTTAACAAGTTGACTGTTATAACTAACAAATTAGTGTATTCAATTTTGTAATATCTCATAATTGATTGTATTAAATGACTATGATATAATAATTGTATTGAAACGGTGGAGGTGATTAAATGAATATTGCGCTGTTTCGTAGTAAAATGATTCTGTATGGTGACAATCAGCGAAAGTTAGCTGACGTTATGAACGTGACTGAACAAACTATCGGCGACAAACTTTACAATAACAAGTGGAAACAGTCAGAAATAACGGCGCTGAAAAAACGATGGTGTTTAACTCCAGCTGAAATTGACGCTATGTTTTTTACAGACGATTTACCGGAAAACTGACATGATATTCACGGGAAGGGGTGATTAACAATGAACCTGTATCAACATCAAATAGATGCTATTAACAATGCGGCTGGCTGTCAAAATGTAGCGTTTTACCATGATATGGGATTAGGGTAAGACCTTCACTTGTAGTTATCAGATGATTAACGTGTTTACGGGGCGGCTAAACTTGATTATCTGTCCGAAAAGTCTGATTGAAGCGTGGAAAAAACATTTGTTTAATAATTACACAGACATAAATGTGTGTGATTTAACCACAAAAAAAGGTTATGCGGCGTTTTTAAATCCCACAGCACCGGTTGATATTCACATAGGTATAATCAATTATGATTTAGTGTGGCGGCGCAAAGAACTGGCTGACGTTGAACTTGATACACTTGTACTTGATGAAAGTCAGTTTATCAAAAACGACACAGCCAAAAGAACAAAATCAATCCTTAAACTTAGCCACAAAAACTGTATACTGTTATCCGGTAGTGTTTGCGGCGGTAAATATGAAAATCTGTGGTCACAATGTAAACTGTTAGGCTGGGATATTTCAAAAAAAGAATTTTGGGACACGTTCATTGTTACCCGTGATTTAAAAGTAGCTGGACGTTTTAAAATACCGATTGTGGTTGATTATAAAAATGTTGGTAAGCTGAAACGGCGTTTAAGGCAGTACGGGGCACAATTTTTAAAAACAGAAGAAGTTATAAATTTACCGGAACAAACGTTCACTACTATTGAGTGTGAAAACACAAAAGAGTATAAAACGTTTGAACGTGATAAAATTATAAGTCTTGATTCACTGCACTTAGAGTTAGTCGGAAATACCACACTGACTGAACTGTTGTATTTGCGACAGCTGGCGGGCGCTTATAATGATAATAAAATTACAGCGTTTACAGACTTGTGTGAAAGTACTGACGATAGACTGATAGTGTTCTATAGTTTTGACTGTGAATTAGGTATAATTGAACAGGTAGCCAAACAGCTGAAAAGACCATTTTCACAGGTCAACGGACATAAACGGGACTTGACCGCATACGAAAACCACACGGGCGGTATAACAGCAGTACAGTATCAAGCGGGTTCAGCCGGTTTAAACCTTCAGCTGGCTAACAAAGTTATATACTTTTCACCGCCGTTGTCAAGTGACTATTATGAACAGTCAAAGAAGCGTGTACACAGATTGGGACAATCAAAACCGTGTTTTTACTATAACTTAGTGACAAAAGACAGTGTTGAAAACAAGATTTATGAAACGCTGGCACACCGTAAAGACTATACTGAAATGTTATTTAAACACGGAGGGTAAACATGAAATCATACATAAACAGAAACAACATGCTTACGAAACAGTCACAAAAAGAACTGGCTGATTTTCGGGCGTTTCTTAGGGTAAAAGACGGCGTTGCACAACAAATAATAGCGGCGGCGCTGTATGCATACCACTTACAAGGTTACCGCAAAAAACGTATTAATGATATGTTTGAACAAATTCTCAGTGTGGTAAATATGCCGCCGGTTATCGGTGAACGTATTACCGGAAACAATTTAATTGAATTCATCCACACAGAATACGGGATTGACTTTGAACGGGTTAAACTACAGGCTGAAACTGAACAGGATTATATTAAGAGAACACGAAAAGATAAGTAATATGGCTGGGAATGAGAAAACATTTGAAAACAAGGTGAAAAAACATTTATCTGACATTGGCGCATGGGAAGTTAAATTTTTTGGATGCGCTTACACACGTGCGGGTGTTCCCGATATATTATCATGTTACAAAGGTAAATTCATCGGTATTGAAGTTAAAGCTGACACCGGTAAACCGTCACAACTCCAGCTACATGAAGTTGAACAAATAAAACTGGCTGGCGGTAAAGCGTTTGTGTTATATCCGTCAGCGTTTGAAGACTTTAAAACATGGTTGGCTGACGGTGCTGAAACTGACCCGCCGGTGATATGGAAAAACAAAAAGTAGGTGTAAACAGATGGATTATGAAAAGCCGAATTTTCTTGATTATGAAGCGTTTATGACTGGTGTTAATGATGCTAAAGACGCTGGTGAACCAACTGACGATTTACGTTATGTGGTTGCATACTTAGTCAGAGAATGTCAGAAAGCATATGAAAAGCTTGACGATTTAACCGACTACAGAAACCCGACAAATATAATGCGGGAGGCATACAGACCAGCGGTTTTACAGCTTACACCGGATGCTGACGGATGGTCAGTTGTGAAAACACTTTTCAAAAACGGTTATCATGTGGAAATCAGAGATTTCACTGACAACATAGAACAACCAAACATACAAGTTTGGAAAAAATAACGGGAGGATAATTAAATGAACTGTTTTATACTCGGTCAGTCCGGTACAGGAAAATCGACCAGTTTAAGAAATTTCAAAAGTGATGAAATCACGTACATTAATGTGATGAACAAACCATTGCCGTTTAAAGGACGTTTCACCGACACGGTTACCGGTGACAGTTATGTTCAGATAGCAAAAGCTATTAACAACTCCACAAAAAAAGTTATTGTCATTGATGATGCACAATATTTAATGGCTAATGAATTTATGAGAAGAAGCAGTGAAAAAGGTTTCGATAAGTTCACCGAAATTGCTCATAACTTTTGGACACTGGTTAAAGCGTCAACCGATGATATTAACAAAGACGTGATTGTGTATTTCTTAATGCACACTGACACCGCCGATGACGGCAGAGAAAAGGCTAAAACAATCGGTAAAATGTTAGACGAAAAAATCTGTTTGGAAGGTATGACTTCAATTTGTCTGAAAACACAGGTCAAAGACGGCGTTTACAAGTTCGTAACGCAAAATAACGGACGTGACACAGTGAAATCACCGCTTGGGATGTTTGACAGTTTTGAAATTGATAACGACCTTAAAGCTGTTGATAACAAAATTCGTGAATACTGGCAACTTGGTGCAGATTCAGCTGAAATTGAAGCGGCTAAACAGGAACATGACAAACAGGTTGAAAGCGGCGGGGTGGTTGTACCGGAAACGCCGAAAAGTGAACGTGCATTGCGTAGGCGTGAACGTGCTAAAGAAAAACAGGAAATAAAAGAAGTTGAAACCGCTATTGAAAACAATGAGTTTACAGCTACAGCTACAGCTACAGCTGAAATAACACCCACGGTGGGCGGTGAACAGAAACCGGAACAGAAACCAGTAAACAAACGACGTGAACGCAAACAAAGAGCGGCTGAACAGCTTGAAAAAGATGCGGCTGAACTTATCGCTAACAACACCCCCGAAGACCCCGAAGACGTTTTAACGGACACTTTACCGTTTTAACATAAATAATCTGAAAATAATAACGAAAGAGGTATAAACCATGATTGATTTCAACAAATTTAACGAAGCGTTTCCAGCTGACCAGTTACAGAAACAGATGAACGAAGCCAAAGAAAATGGTTTCGGTGACAAATTACCGGAAGGTGACTATCAGTGTTCACTTGAAAAAATGGAACTTGGCGAAGGCAAAACAAATGGTAAGCTTATGTTAAAGGCTCAGTTCCGTATACAGGCGGGTGACCACAAGAAACAGTGTATCTTTGTAAATCAAGTTCTTTGTGGTACAAAGAATGACGGGTTCATGATGCTGAAAGCAAAAGAATTTCTTGAAAGCCTTGATTCCGGTTACGACATTACTTTCACCGGCTGGGAACAGTTTGACCAGTTGATTAAAGACGTGTTTGAACAGGTACAGGCTGACCAGCTACAGTACATGATAAACGTCAAGAATGACGGCGATTACCAGCGCTATAAAGTTGTAGACATTATTGAATAATTACAGCTAATCACAACAAACAAATATCCGTAAACATACCACACCGGCGGTAAATGATTCTGTTTGCCGCCGGTTTTATTTTAAGAGTAAGAAATTATTATGAACATAACAGTTAAAAATAATGAACTTGATAAAGCCGACAGAGAGCGACTTAAACACCGTGAAATGCTGACATTCAAACGAACGACCGGTATATTTTATCTGTGGTACTGGTATTACAGGACGTTTCCAACCGTGGCTGATTTAGTCAAAGTATGGAAACCGGCTGAAAAGTTCACTGACGAAGTGCTTGACGCATTTTCTGAAGGTGAACTTGAATTTAAAACATACGATGAAATTGACCATAATATTAATTTGATTCCGAAAAAATATCGGGTCACATATACGATTGTGGAAAACATTGTTTCCAATATTTTCTGTCAACTCTAGCTGGAGTTATTACGGAGGGATATGGTAAATGATTAGAATAGCTGACTTTGAAGTTACTCGTTATGACTGGCTGATTTCAATATTAAATCCGTACACCGGAACATTTACTGATATAGTGAATGACCCACAGGCGCTGGCTGAATATTATGAAAACCACAAGGATATGATATTTGTATTTTATAACGGGCGGCATTATGACCAGTACATTTTTAAAGGGATTCTGTGTGGTTTTTCGGCGTGGGAGGTCAATGACTGGATTATAAATCAAGGGCGTGACGGCTGGCAGTTTTCAAACTTATTCAATAAAATAGAACTTTTAAATTATGATGTCATGCAGATAAATGACGGCGGTTTGAAATCGCTTGAAGGGTTCATGGGTAATGACATACGGGAAACAACCGTTTCATTTGATATTGACAGACCTATGACCGACAACGAAATTGAACAGATGTTATTTTATTGTCATTCAGACGTAAGTAACACATGTGAAGTGTTCCTTGAACGCAAAGCTGAATTTGATGCACACATGGGGTTAATAACAACCTTTAATTTACCGATTACGTGTATATCAAAAACACAGGCACAATTGTGTGCTAAAATTCTGAACTGTAACCGCATGGAACATGACGACGAATTCGACATTGAAATTGTATCCACACTGAAACTTGATAAATATGCGTGGATTAAAGACTGGTTTTTAAATCAGCTGGCTAAAAGTAAATCAGCTGGTGATTACATCAAAGAACCGTTAAAAGCTGTCGTAGGTGGCACGCCGTGCGTATTTGCGTGGGGCGGCGGTCATGGTGCAATTTTAAAATATCATGTTGACAGGAAATCGGGGCGGCTATTGGTTCACGTCGATGTGGGTTCGTATTATCCTTCGCTGATTTTGAAGTATAACTTTATCAGCAGAAATTCAGCCACACCGGAAATTTACCGTGAAATATATGAAAAGAGAATGTCACTTAAAAAAGCCGGTAAGAAAAAAGAGCAAGCGCCGTTGAAAGTAGTGCTGAACGGCGGCGGGTTTGGTATATGTAAAGATAAAAATTCACAGGCATACGACCCCCGACAGGCTAACAACATTTGCATAAACGGTCAGCTGTTACTGGTTGACTTGATTGAAAAACTTGAATATGGTTTCGGGGATGAAATCAAATTCCCGAATATAAATACAGATGGTTTAATAGTAGAAATACCGGACACCGACGAAGCGTGGGAAAAGCTTGACGACATTTGTTACGAATGGGAACATAGAACCGGCATGAATTTGGAGTTTGATGCAATTGACTGGATTTATCAGAAGGACGTAAACAATTACTGTTTCAAATTTGCAGACAGCGACAAGATTGAACGCAAAGGCAGTATGTTACAGGAAAGTAGCCGGTTAAAAAACGATTTAACTATATTGAACACAGCGCTGGTTGAATACTTTGTACACGGAATACCGGTTGAAAAAACAATACTTGAATGTAACGACGTGACGATATTTCAAAAAGTGGTCAAGGTTAGTAGCAAGTATGAATATGGTGTACACAATGGGGAAATTCTCAAAGATAAAACGTTCCGTGTGTATGCAAGTGCAGATAAAACAAACGATTCGATATATAAACACAAGGCTGAAAAGGCGTTCGGAAACAATGACAAGTTCGGTAACACACCGGAACATTTGTTTATTTACAACGGCGATATTTCCACACCGTTTGCGGCTGGGGAAATATTAAAACAGCTGGACAAACTGTGGTACGTAAATGAAGCTAAAAAACGACTTGAAAAGTTTGGCGTGGTTTTATAACTTGTTTATTGCTAACAAAAACCCGCTGTGAATTTTTACACGGCGGGTTAAATTAGTACATTGAAATTATAGTTTTTCATGTGGTATAATGGTTTATATCACATAGCAGTGTAGAGCAACGATAGCTTGTCGGTTTCATAATCCGAAGGTAGTCGGTTCAATTCCGACCACTGCAATAAAAAAATAACCACGGGGGGTAACCGTGGCGAAAAAGGATTATTGAAAATTACAACGGGGTAAAAAGTGTAATAACCACAGCTGGAACTGTGGTTATTATGATTTGTCATTACCATTAAGAAAAAGCACCAAAACACCATGCAATGTACACCACGAAGTTTGTTTAACACCACGAAGTTTGTTTAACTCTAGCTGACTGAACACAGAGGGAATTTGAAAAGAAACTGTATAAATCTAGCTGGAATAACTCTAGCCGAAATTACTTTAACTTAATAAAGCAACTCTAGCTGAAATTATACACCATGTGTTTTGTTTAACTTAATACTAAAATTATATCATACAATCCACGCAAAATCAATAGTTGTAATGTTGTTTATTAATAATAACGAAAAATGACCCGACAACATGTTAAATGTGGTCAAGGTCATTTTCGGTAGGATTTCAAGAACTGATGTTCAAAGATTATTTTGCAATTTTTATGAAACAAGGGTTACTTATATTATAGCACGGGGTGCTGAAAATTTCAAATAATTTTTCAAGGATGGTGGGAAAATGATTTTTCAAGGCAGTAAAAACAGAATTTCAAAATACATTGTACCGGTGATTCAACAGTACATTGATGATTTCCATGTGGAAAACTACTGTGAACCGTTTGTAGGCGGCGCAAATGTAATTGATAAAATCAGCTGTAAAAACAGGTTTGGTTCAGATACAAACAAATATCTGATAGCGCTGTTACAGTACGTCAGAGAACATCCACACATTGACTTTGCACCGGCTGACTGTACGTTTGAACATTATTCTGACGTGCGTAAATCATACAGGGATAATGACGGGCGTTACAGTTTAGCGTACATTGGTTTAATCGGTTTCAGTGCGTCTTACGGCGGGCGGTTTTTCGACGGTGGTTACGGACGTGACAAAACCGGCAAGCGTAACATATATGCTGAACGGCTGGCTGTATTACGTGCACAAAGTCCAGCGCTGGCTGAAATTAAGTTTTTCCACACCGATTATTTGTCGTATGACCCTAGTAACAGTAAATACCGTGGCTGGCTGTTTTACTGTGACCCGCCGTATAAAGGTACTAAGAGTTACGGAGGAAGCGGGGGCGGCTGGACAGACGACGACTATATTAAATATTATAACTGGTGTTCACGGCTGGCTGAAAATAATATTGTTATCATGAGTGAATATGACATGCCGGCTGATGAATATAAATGCATTTGGTCAAAAGACGTAAATGTATATCAGAAATCAAACAGACTTACAGCAGATAACGCTGTAGAAAAATTATTTATCACTAATCACGGAGGTACAAACAAATGAAATCTAACACAAACCCAAACCCAAAAACAGAAACCCCACTTGCACATTTAGACGTTGACAAGGTTGCTGACATGCTGATTGCCGCTTACGATTTAGGACTTGACAATGAATACAACATTGTTGATTCCCACACCGATTGGGTAATTGACGATTATGAACCGTTGGTTGAGTATTTAGCGTCGTCGATAGTGTGTCCTATTGATGACTGTGATGATTACAATGCACAGTGGTTGGACGCATTGTTTATATGTTTACGTCTTAAACTTATGTGTAAAACAGGGGGACACAGTACATATATTGCTGATAAATTAGAGGGCGTTATCAACTTTTTAAAAGATGTTGAATACGATGAAGATGCAATTGACAGTATTTCTGACCGTAAGGAAAGACAGGTAATGATAAATGCTATATACCATGACTATAGGGATTATGTTGCTTGTAAATATCCGGCAATGTGGATTGATGAATTTTTGGGATATTGGAACAGCAGAGATGATTTAGTTAACGAAAAATAATTTGAAGAAGGGAAAATTGGAATTATGAGTGAATTTTATGTTGTTAATGATTTTTACAGGGGATTTATAGAAACAACTAACAAAATACCGCTGACGGCATATAAAGACGTTCCCGACGACAAGTTACCAAAATGGGAAGATGTAAAGGATTTAGACGCATATAACGGACTACTTAATGAAGATTCCATACTTGTTGATTGTGACACAATGGAGGAAGGAGAAATACTTCTTAACGCCGTCAAAGGTGAAGGCTTACGAACACTGGTATACCGTAGCAACAAAGGTATGCATTTTCTGTTTAAAAACAGAAACCGTTGTGTAAAGAAACGGTACATACACAATGAAAAAGATGTAAAAGTAGCTATTGGTTTTAAATACACAGATTTAATTACTGGCACAAGTAACGGCAACCATGCGTTGAAAAAGAATGGAAAAACACTAACCGTTATTTATGACAGTGGTGTAAATGGTGTTTATGATGAATTACCATGCTGGTTACGGGGTGTGGATACCAAAAAAGATTTTATTGGTATGTGTGAGGGTGACGGGCGTGACCCCGAATTATTTACATATCGTCGGGCGCTGATTCAGCACAATCACTTTACACATGATGAGTGTATAGATACAATTTCTGTGATTAACAAGTATGTGCTTAAAGAACCACTTGCTAAATCACAGCTAGATAAAATATTACGTAAAGAGGAATTGCCTCCGGAACAACCGGAGTATGTTAATGAAAACGGTAAACTGTTGGTCGGTGCGTTTTCAGATTTTATCCGTGATACGTATAACATCATAAAACTTGACAGCAATTTGTATTTTTACAATAATGGTGTGTACATTTGCGGGGATGACAGAAAACGATATATAGAAACGTTCCTTGAAAAACACTACACAGAACTTAATAACACACAGACGAAGGAATGTATGGGTAAACTGTACCGTAGAATATC